AATTAAACCTAGTGACGATGTAGTGATGAGATTAAGAACATGGATTGATGATAGTGACGTAGATACGGAGTGGGGTCTAGTAGCCACTGGTAAATGGGCCGGTGCTTTTGATGTTGAAAGTTTATCAACAGCTGGTGCGAAAACTTTGAAGAAGATTATGGGAAAAGATTATAAAGTTTCACTTGATAAAGAATATATTTTTGGACAATCAGGTGAATTAGGAAGTGTGGTTAAAGGTAATACTAAAACACATATACCTAAAGACGACATGTTTCTGAATGTTCCCACAGATGAGGCATCATACATAGCAGATGCTTTAAAAAAAGCGGGTCATAAAGTAAAATTTGAACATATAGATGATGGATATGGTTCAGGAGTTGATTACTTATTACAACATTTTAAAAAAGAGAGAGATTATTGGAAAGGAAGAATAAAAGACAAGGATCATACAGACAATTATAAAAAATTCTCAGAAAAAGTTAAAAAAATGACTGAGAGAGAAAAGATTGAATATCATAGTTCAATTACAGATGATTATGGCTATCACATTAATGAAGACGTAAAAGAGGTGCTTGATATTTTAATGCCAATTAAAAAAGCCGAAGGCGGAAGAATTGGTCTTGGTGCAGGTGGACCTCCTATAAGTGGTGAAGAATTAAAACAAATAAAAAAAGAATCTAATGGTTCGGGTATCATGGACTTTTTAAAAATAACAGGTAGTGGTGGAATGGGTTCAAATAAAGATATTTATGATCAGGGACAACAAATACCAGGATTAGATCAAAAACAATATAATTACGGTTTTGGCGTTGATGCTAATATACCTTTTAATTTACCTGGAGGAGGTAAGTTAGAAATAGGAGGTGGTACTGGTTTTGGAAGAGGTAGAACAGAAACTACTTATAAGGGAGAACCAGTTCCAGGGATGAGTGGAATGGGAGAATCAAGATTAGGCGATCAATGGAATATAGATGCTAAAATTACTTATCCCTTTGCAGACGGTGGTTTAACAAAAACTATCCCACCTGAAAGAGGACCTGATCCACAAGGGTTGCCTTCAGCCCTATATAATGGTATAATGCGGCCTAGGAGTTATTAATGGCAGAAATTGATAAGACTCTTCCAACTACAGATCTACCTCCAGTTATTGCACCCGATGTAGAAATTCCAGTAGCGGATGAGACTAAACTAATCGAAACAGAAGGTATTGAAGCAACAGAACTTCCTGATGGAGGAATGGACATTAATTTTGATCCATCAACCAAGTTGCAAATTCCAGGAACCGAGGGCCATTTTGATAACTTAGCAGATCTTTTACCAGATGATATTTTGACTCCAATTGGATCCGATATGCAGTCTGACTATACAGATTATAAGCAATCAAGAAAAGAATGGGAAGATACTTATACCAAAGGATTAGACCTTTTAGGATTTCAATATAAAATAAGAACCGAACCTTTCCAGGGAGCGTCCGGTGCTACTCACCCAGTTTTAGCTGAAGCAGTAACGCAGTTTCAGGCAATGGCTTATAAAGAATTATTACCGGCGGATGGACCGGTTAGAACCCAAGTGATGGGTTTATCCACTCCCCCTAAAGAACAACAATCCCAAAGAGTTAAAAATTTCATGAATTATCAAATCATGGATCAAATGAATGAGTATGAACCTGAATTTGATCAAATGTTATTTCATTTACCTCTATCGGGTTCAACATTTAAAAAAATTTATTATGACGATTTACTAGGACGAGCTGTTTCAAAGTTCGTTCAAGCAGATGACTTAGTGGTTCCGTATGCAGCTACCTCATTAGATGATGCGGAAGCCATTATTCATGTACTAAAAATTCCAGAAAACGAATTAAGGAAACAACAGGTTTCCGGATTTTATCGAGATGTCGAATTAGGAAAACCTCCTATCTTTCAAGATAAAGTTGAAGAAAAAGAAAAGGAACTCGCTGGTACTAAAAAAACAGGCAAGCAAGAAGATGTTTTTACATTACTTGAATGCCATGTAAATTTAGACATAGAGGGTTTCGAAGATGTTGGCCAAGACGGTGAGCCAACAGGAATAAAATTACCTTACGTCGTAACAGTCGAAGAAGGTAGCCGAATAGTTCTTTCTATTAGAAGGAATTATGCACCCAATGATCCAACCAAAAGAAAAATCCAATATTTTGTCCATTTCAAGTTTCTGCCAGGACTCGGATTTTATGGCTTTGGACTCATTCACATGATTGGCGGATTGAGCAGAACGGCAACGGCTGCTCTCCGTCAATTATTAGACGCGGGTACATTATCTAATTTACCAGCAGGATTTAAGCAACGAGGCGTGCGTATTAGAGATGACGCACAACCCCTTCAACCAGGAGAGTGGAAAGATGTCGACGCTCCAGGTGGAAGTTTAAAGGATTCATTTTTTAACCTACCTTATAAAGAACCTTCTCCCACATTATTACAATTAATGGGAGTGGTTGTAGCGGCAGGTCAAAGATTTGCCTCGATTGCTGATATGCAAGTCGGTGAAGGCAACCAACAAGCAGCTGTTGGAACGACGATCGCCCTTTTGGAACGTGGTTCAAGGGTAATGTCAGCAATCCATAAAAGATTATATGTTGCATTAAAACAGGAATTTAAATTACTGGCAAAAGTATTTGCTACTTATTTACCTCCTGAATATCCTTATGATGTAGTTGGTGCGGCCAGAACAGTTAAAGTTCAAGATTTTGATGATAGAGTAGATATTTTACCGGTTGCAGATCCAAATATATTTTCAATGCAACAACGTGTAACATTAGCACAAACAGAATTACAATTAGCAATGTCTAATCCACAAATGCATGATTTATATTTATCTTATAGAAAAATGTATGAAGCAATTGGAATAAAAGATATTGATCAAATTTTACCACCCCCTCCTCCTAAAATGCCTAAAGATCCTGCATTGGAAAATATTGATGCAATCTCTGGTAAGCCTTTTCAAGCTTATCCAGGTCAGGATCATAGAGCGCATATTAGTGCACACTTACATTTTATGTCTATGAATATGGTTAGAAATAATCCACCTATTATGGCGGCGATGGAAAAAAATGTTTTAGAACATATTAGTATTATGGCTCAGGAACAGGTACAGGTAGAATTTCCTCAAGAATTTCAAATGTTGGCACAAATGCAACAAGCAGCTCCTTCTAATCCACAAGTAGGACAACAAGTTCAACAACTTACTCAAAAGATAGAAGCTAGAAAAGCTGTATTAATTGCTGAAATGATGAATGAGTTTATGGAAGAAGAAAAACGTATTACATCTCAATTCGATCATGATCCATTATTAAAAATTAAATCTAGAGAAGTAGACTTAAAAGCTATGGATACTACAAGAAAAGACAAGGAAATGAAGCAAAGAGGCGAAATAGATAGAGCTAAATTAGTTCAAAACAGAGATATCCAAGAGGATAAGCTTGAACAAAATGAAGATTTGGCTATACTACGAGCTGATACATCTATGGCCAAACAAGAGATGGGTGATCAAAATAGAAAAGAGATTGCTCGTATGAAGGCAAGAGATGTACGAACTTTAAAAGGACCAAGAAGCTAAGGAGGCATAATGGCAAAAAAAGAACCTTTCTACAAAGGAATTAACCACAAACAATTCGTCAATAAGGATGGATATCCTAAAGGCGGTGTTGAGGTTAAAATTCCTGAAGGCATTCCAACAACTAATAAAGTTGGCGGCCAACGTAGAATGTTAAAAGAAAAAAAATCAGAAGTTAAGTGGTACTAGTATGTGGTTTAGTGCTATAAAATTAGCGCTCAACGCAGGGAGCCACATTTACAAAAAACGCCAAGAGTCCAAGATGGCTATGGCAGACGCACAATTTTTGCATGCGCAAAAACAAGCTCGAGGTGAGGAAGCTTACCAGGGAAAACTTTTAGAGGCCCGTCAAAACGACTACAAGGATGAATTTGTACTTTTGATCCTAAGCGCCCCCATAATTGTGCTCGCCTGGGGAGTCTTCAGTGACAATCCTGCGGCGATGGAGAAGGTGAAAATCTTCTTCGAGCATTTCGCGTCACTGCCAACATGGTTTTCGACTTTATGGATTCTTGTAGTTGGAAGTATTTTTGGGATAAAGGGAACACAAATATTTAGAAATGGTGGACCTAAGAAAAAATGAGAACTTTTCTAAAACAACCGTATGCTATTATTAACAAAGTTGAACCTAAATTAGATTTAAAGGACACGAAAAAATATTTAAAAAAGTTAAAGAAAAAAAGGAAAGGAGAAAAATATGGCAAGTGAACTATTAAAAGGAAAAGTTAAATGGTTTAATACAACCAAAGGATACGGTTTCATTGAACGAGAAGACAAAGAAAAAGATGTTTTTGTACATTCTTCAGCAGCTCGAGCAGCAAACTTGAATTTAAACGAAGGTGATACATTAACATTTGAAGTTGAAAATGGTGAAAAAGGTCCTTCAGCAGTTAATTTACAGTCAACATAAACGAAAGAAGTAGACAAAAGTTGTTAATTTTAATATAATAAAATATGAATATTTTTAAAAAATTTTGGAATTTTCTTTTTGGAAGTAAAGAAGAAAAAAAAGAATGTACATGTGCTTCATTAAGAAAAGCATTAATTTGTGAAGATTGTGGAAGGATACATTAATGCCTAATTATAACTCAACTTCATCTCGTCCTATTTTAAAAAAACCAAGACCTCTAAGTTCACAATCTCCTTATCTATCGGTTCATAAGAAAGGTGGGAGAGTTGGTTTGAAAAAAGGTGGGGACACTAAAAAGAGAAAAAACGCATAATGGCTGAAGATCCGTTACAAATATTATATAAAGTTAAAAGAAACACAGAGACAAGACTACAACAATTGGCCCTAAGTGTTACATCCGGAAATGTTGACAATTTCGAACAATACAAGTATATTATAGGTCAAATTAACGCACTAGAATTAGTGCGACAGGAAATCTCTAACCTGCTAAATGCAAAGGAGCAAAAAAATGAGCAAAGAGGAACAGTTATCGACATCGGGCGACACACCAAAACTTAAAGCAGCCCTACAAGAAAAATATCAAGAAGAAAAAAAAGAATTAAAAGAAAAAGCAAAAAAAATTACCAATGAAATGGATAAACTTCCATTACCCGTTGGATGGAGAATTTTAGTACTGCCTTTTGAAGCGTCAAAAAAGAGTAAAGGAGGAATTATTTATTCTGATGACGCTGTAGAAAGAGCATCTATTGCATCAACTTGTGGAAATGTATTGGCTGTGGGAAACCAAGCTTATGAAAAAGAAAAATTTCCAGAAGGTCCGTGGTGCAAGAAGGGGGATTGGGTGGTGTTTGCGCGCTATGCAGGATCCCGTATTAAAATACACGGAGGAGAAGTACGTTTGCTGAATGACGACGAAATTCTAGCAACCATCAAGAATCCAGAGGATATCTTGCATGAAATATAACATAGG